GATGGGCGGGGGCCGAAATACGGGCGGCAGGTTGCCGGTAAGTGTTGCCCTCAACGCGGGGTCGCGGATTGAATCGTGGATACTGTACAGGCGTTCTGTTCGCGTGGGGTTGTGTTGCCCTCAACGCGGGGTCGCGGATTGAATCGTGGATACTGTACAGGCGTTCTGTTCGCGTGGGGTTGTGTTGCCCTCAACGCGCGGCCGTGGATTAAAACTCATGGAATATAAACTTTCTATTGCCGCGACTATTATTGCTTCTATACGGGGTCGCGGATTAAAACCACCCTGCAAAACAGAAAGGACGAATCATGATTTATTTGGCGTCGCCATATTCCCATCCAGACCCCAACGTTCGCGAAGCAAGATTTGAGGCTGCTTGTCGCGCCGCCGCATTTCTGATTCGCCTTGGTCATACGGTTTTCTCGCCGATCATACACAACCACCTCCTCTGCCGTTACATGCTGCCGGGCGATTGGCAGCTTTGGGATCGGCATGATCGCCGCTATCTTACGGCGTGCGATGAAATCGTCGTGCTGACGCTGGATGGTTGGCGGACAAGCAAAGGCGTGCAGGCCGAAATTGCGATCGCGGGTGAGCTTGGCCGGCCGATTCGATTTATTGATGATTCGCCGGACGGCGTTCGATTTATAGATGCGATTGACGAGGAGGGCGAATATAATGATCGTGCATAGTCGCATTGGTGATGAATCGTACGAAGCTTTTAAGCAGCGTTCGCGCGCGCGCAATGTGGCGTTGTCTATTGCGGGCCGTGATATTGGCGACTTGCCGGCGGTTGTGGATGCAGATAGAAAGGCGCGTGCCAAGACTGATTTTCAGTTCTTTTGCGAGGCGTATTTTCCGTCTACGTTCCATATTGCATGGTCGCCGGATCACTTGAAGGTGATACGCAAGATTGAGCAGGCCGTGATTCACGGTGGCCTGTTTGCGATGGCCATGCCGCGCGGCAGCGGCAAGACGTCTATTTGCGAATGCGCCTGTATTTGGGCCATACTCTTTGGGCATCGCGAATTTGTTTGTTTGATCGGTAGCGATGAAGGCCATGCGATGGATATGCTCGATTCAATAAAGGTCGAGCTTGAGAGCAACGATTTATTATTCGATGATTTTCCGGAGGCTGTCTATCCGATCAGGCGATTAGATGGAATTGCGAATCGTTGCAGCGGGCAATTATATCACGGCGACAGAACGCATATTAGTTGGACGGCGAAGGATATTGTATTGCCGACTATAGCCGGCAGCGCGGCGAGCGGCGCGATTATTAAAGTTGCCGGAATTACAGGCCGCATTCGCGGGATGAAACATAAACGAGTAGACGGCGGATCGGTGCGCCCTAGCTTAGTCGTCATCGACGATCCACAGACTGATGAATCGGCGCGTTCATTGTCGCAATGCGCGACGCGCGAAAGTATATTGGCCGGCGCCGTGATTGGCCTTGCTGGGCCGGGTCGCAAGATTGCTGGCATCATGCCGTGTACGGTAATCCGCGCCGGCGACATGGCCGACAATATCCTCGATCGCAACAAGCATCCAGAGTGGAACGGCGAACGGACAAAGATGGTATATTCGTTTCCGACGAACGAGGCCATGTGGGCGCGATATGCGGAAATTCGCGCGGAGAGTATGCGCGCTGGACATGAGGGGCGCGAGGCGACAGATTACTATCGCGAGAATCGCGAGGCGATGGATGCTGGGGCCATAGTCGCGTGGCCGGAGCGTTTTAATCCAGATGAATTATCCGCCGTACAACATGCGATGAACCTCAAGCTTTTGGACGAGGCGGCATTCTTTGCGGAATATCAAAATGAGCCCCTGCCCGTGGTCCGCGATACCGCAGTGGAGCTTACCGCGGAGCAGATAGCGAATAAATTGAATCGCATGAAGAGGGGCGTTGTTCCAATCGCATGCAATCATTTGACAATGTTCGTAGATGTTCAGGCGAACCTTCTGTATTACACGATAGTCGCATGGGAGGACAATTTCACTGGATATATTATTGATTATGGCACGTTTCCCGACCAGCGTCGCAATTATTTTACTTTGCGCAATGCGCGATATACATTAGCCTCCGTGACGAAGATCAGCGGGTTAGAAGGATCAATATATGCGGGGCTCGAAGCTATTGCTGGCAATTGTTTGAATCGTGAGTGGCAGCGTGACGACGGGGCGATTATAAGAATAGAGCGGTGTTTAATCGATGCGAACTGGGGGGCATCAACGGATGTTATATATCAGTTTTGCCGGCAGTCGTCGCATGCGGGGATCGTGATGCCTAGCCACGGGAAATATGTTGGTGCGTCCAGCAGGCCGCTGTCGGAATATGCGCGTCGCCCGGGCGATAGGGTTGGGTTGAATTGGCGGGTACCGCATGTATCCGGCCGGCGCGCGATACGGCACGTGATATTCGACACGAACTTCTGGAAGTCTTTTATTTATGCCCGGTTCGCGGTGCCGATGGGAGAGCGTGGGTGTTTGTCTTTATTTGGTGATCGTAGCGATAGGCATCGACTATTCGCGGAACATGTCACTGCCGAATATAGAGTAAAGACTGAAGCTCGCGGGCGTGCCGTCGACGAGTGGAAGATGCGGCCGGATCGAGTAGACAATCACTGGTTCGATTGTGTCGTTGGTTGTGCGGTGGCGGCGTCTATGCAGGGGGCGGCGTTGATTGAGTTATCCGCCGGGCAGGCCAATAATCATAAACGAATTAGTTTTGCGGAGGTGCAGCGGAACAGGAGGTGTAGTCGTGGATAAATGCCGCAGTGATAACGAGGGCGGTCAGCGGACGAGTACTCCGCGTGGCGTTGTATGTCAGAAATGCGGGTGTTGCCATTTCTACACAACGCATACAGAACCGTTACCAAATGGTCGGATACGCCGGCGCAAAGTATGCCGGCATTGTGGGCACAGAACTGTTACTTACGAGTCTATAGTCGATATACGTTGATATATATATCGTGATTTATTTTTTATTGCCCATACTCGGCGTTCGGCGTTGTAATATATATATAATGGGAGCGACTATCATGACTGATGAAATTGGCGACGCTATCCGCAATAATGCTCAAGGGCCGGCAAGGGTTTCAAGTGACGCCGGCAGCGTGGAACAACATTCCTTGCAAGATCAGATTGCGGCAGATAGATATCTATCGGCGAAGGACGCGGCAAAGAAAAAGAATCGCGGATTGATATTTAATAAGTTTATCCCGCCCGGAGTGAACTAGTTTGTTCGCATGGATGCGACGTTTGTTGCCAAGGAGGGCAACCTTATCTCGACGCCCGCGTCCGTGGCGCGCCGTTAAAGCGCGCTACGACGCGGCATCTTTTAGTCGCGATAATTATCGGCATTGGAGTAATGCCGATGGATTATCCGCGAAGTCTGCGAATAGCGCCGAGGTACGTCGCGTTCTGCGCAATCGCGCGCGCTATGAAGTCGCCAATAACAGTTATGCCCGCGGTATTGTGTTGACGCTGGCGAATGACTGCATTGGCACAGGGCCGCGACTGCAATTGCGGACGGATATTCCGGAAATTAATCGGCGAGTAGAGCGGGAGTTTGCGGCGTGGGCCAAGGCGATTGGCCTTGCCGAAAAACTTCGTACCATGCGGATGGCCCGGGCACAAGACGGCGAGGCGTTCGCGGTATTGGCGAATAATGACAGATTGCCCGTGCCGGTAAAACTCGACTTGCGGTTGGTTGAGGCCGACCAAGTTAGTACGCCCGGGCGAATGGCCAACGCCGTTGACGGCATTATATTCGACGCCTTCGGCAATCCGATTGAATATCACCTTTTAAAGCATCATCCGGGCGACTTAGCCGCGCCGGCCGATTATGAATATGAATATATTCCCGCGAACTCAATGATCCATTGGTTTCGCGTGGATCGCCCCGGGCAAGTGCGCGGCATTCCAGACATTACTCCGGCGCTCCCGCTATTCGCGCAGCTACGGAGATTTACGCTTGCGGTTTTGGCCGCCGCCGAGACTGCGGCGGATTTTGCCGGTATTCTTTATACGGATGCTCCCCCGGGAGGCGAGGCCGACGCGGCCGAACCGTTTGAACCAATAGAGCTTGAGCAACGCGCGTTAGTCACGATGCCCGGCGGGTGGAAGATGAGCCAACTGCAGGCCGAGCAACCGGCGACTACGTATGCGGAGTTTAAACGCGAGATACTCAACGAGATTGCGCGATGTTTGAATATGCCGTACAACATCGCGGCCGGCAATTCGTCGGAATATAATTATGCGTCAGGTCGCCTTGATCATCAAGTCTATTATAAATCAATTCGCGTGGATCAATCGCATCTTGAATCGGTCGTGCTTGATCGCGTTCTGTTGGCGTGGATTGACGAGGCTGTTTTAATTCCGGGCTACGTGCCGCAGGATATTCGCGGCGACGACTTGCCGCGTCAGTGGTTTTGGGATGGTCGCGAACACGTGGACCCAGCTAAAGAGGCTACCGCGCAGGCGACGCGATTAGCGAATCATACGACGACGCTTGCATATGAATATTCGCGGCAAGGATTAGATTGGGAAGAATCTTTGCGACAGAGGGCAAAAGAAATTGCATTGATGAATGAGCTAGGGCTAACGGACGATCAGGCGTTACCGGTCACTGATATTGGAGATAGCGAATATGACGGCGGTGGCGAGTAAGATTCTTAGCATTGCTTGTGGCGAGCTTAAGATCGAGGCCGCGGCAGAGGGCGGCGATGGAGCGCAGAGGCTGCCGCGATTTGCGATGGTTGCATATACTGGCGGCCCAATGCAAGTCGCGGGCTGGGCATATCCAGTAGTCGTCGACTTGTCGGGATTGAATATCCCGTCGCAAAACAGGCCGATTCGCCTTGGGCATGATGCGCTTGCTGGTGTCGGGCATACCGATGTAATTCGCGTTGAGGGCGGCCGGCTAATTGCGGAAGGCGTTATATCGCGTGATACCCCGATGGCGCATGAAGTCGTGGCCTCATCCCGCAACGGTTTCCCGTGGCAGGCGTCTATCGGCGCATCGGTAGAAGAATATGAAGATATTCGCAAGGGGAAGAAAGTGCTCGTCAATGGTCGCGAGCTTAGGGGGCCGTTAAGCGTTATTCGCCGCGCGACGCTCGGCGAAATTAGTTTCGTTGATCTTGGGGCCGATGACAATACTAGTGCGAGTATAACGGCGTCGGCGACGAATTCTAACGAGGAGGAGTTTGTAATGGAGAATGCAATGGAGGCGACTATGGAATCCAAGCCCGATGAAGTGAAAGGTGACAATCCAGCGGTCGATGTGGCGGCGGAGGCTGCGCGGGTGCTTGCGATTCGCCAAGTATGCGATGGCAAGTATCCGGAGATTGAATCGCAAGCAATCAAGGAGCATTGGGATATTCAACGAACGGCACTTGCGATTCTTCGCGAGGATCGGCCTAAAGCGCCTGCTGTACACGTGAACGAATCTATTGCGGCTAATAGTCGCCTGCTTGAGGCCGCTTGCATGTTGTCCGCCCGCGCGGCCGGGATTGAGAAGGCGTACGATGAGCAGACGCTGGAGGCCGCTAGCCGGCGATTCCGCGGCGGAATTGGGCTGCAGGAGCTTTTACTGGAGGCCGCATGGGCGAACGGATATACGGGCCGGAGCTTTCGCGATTCGCGAGACGTATTGCGATTTGCGTTTCGTTCGGATGTAGAGGCCGGGTTTTCCACTATCGATATTGGCGGCATTCTATCGAATGTGGCGAATAAGTTTCTACTCGACGGATTTATGGCGGTTGAGAGTACGTGGCGGAATATTTGCGCGACGCGAAGTGTAAGTGATTTTAAGACGGTGACCAGCTATCGCCTCACGGGCACGGAGCAATACGAACAGGTCGCGCCGGGAGGCGAGATTAAGCATGGTACGCTTGGCGAAGAATCGTATACGAATAAAGCCGATACGTACGGGTTGATGCTGGTTATTGATCGGCGCGATATTGTCAACGACGACCTCGGCGCGATTACTACGGTGCCACGTAAATTAGGCCGTGGATCGGGGTTGAAGATCAACGATGTATTTTGGCGAACCTTCTTAGATAATGCATCGTTTTTTACTTCCGCGCGCGGTAACTATCTTACGGGCGCCGACACTGCTTTAACGATTGATGGATTGACGAAGGCGGAGGTCGCCTTCATGGATCAAGTCGACCCAGACGGCAAGCCTGTTGGTTCCATGCCGGCGATTATGCTTGTGCCCACGGCGTTGTCGGCGGTCGGTTCGCAGCTATATAAATCTATGGAGCTTCGCGATACAACCGCGAGCACGAAATATCCTGTTGCAAATCCGCATCAAGGGAAGTTCCGCGTTGAGGTGTCGCGATACTTGGCGAATGCGTTGTATGCCGGGCATTCCGACAAGGCGTGGTATCTACTCTCCGATCCTAATGATCTTGCGACAATCGAGGTCGCATTTTTAAACGGCCAAGAAAGCCCAACGATTGAAACGGCTAGCGCCGACTTCTCCGTGTTGGGTATTCAAATGCGCGGATATCACGACTTCGGCGTTGCCCTGCAGGAGTATCGCGGCGGCGTGAAGATGAAGGGCGAGGTGTGAGTATAAGCGGGTTTTAATAGAAGGAGGTAAATATGTTGCGAGCAACGTATGTGCAGCATGGGAACGAGGTGGATTATACGCCGGCGACCGCTGTATTGGCGGGTGACGTCGTTGTACAGGGGCAATTGGTCGGCATTGCGCGGGAGAATATCGATGCCGGCAAATTGGGCGCGTTGGCGGTATCCGGAATATTCGATGTAGCCAAGGCGAGTGAGACAATATTCGACGCTGGATCATTGGTATATTGGGATGATACAAATAAGCTTGCCGTCGCAGTCGAAGGATCCGGCACGAATAAACTCATGGGCAAGGCCATTGCGGCCGCCGGCAGCGGCGCCACCAGCGTGCGTGTGCGACTAAGTCAATAATATGAGTAACCTGTTGGCGTACGGCATTGGTTGGGTGGCAAGGAAGCTTATAGCCCACGCCTCAAGGCCGATTGTTTATCGGCGCGGGGCCAATGAGGTAGCGGTCAATGCTGTTGTCGGGCGGACGCTTTTAAAGCTTGACGACGACTATGGCGGCGTCCGCGTGGAGTGGACCGGCCGCGATTTCTGGGTCGTTGCTGATGATTTAGTCTTGGGGGGGCAAAAGACGCTGCCGCAACGTGGCGACCAGATCTTGGAAAACGAAGATGGGCGGACCGTGATTTACGAAGTCTTGGCGCCGTGCGACGAACCTGATCACGTGATGATTCGCATTCACGCGAAAAGGGCTGATTAAAGCAAGGAGGCTTTACATGGACGTGATTAAAGAATTGAAGGATGTTCGCGAGGCCATTGAAGATGCGATGGCCGACGGGCGATTGAGTATTCGCGACTTTGTTCGTATTGTCCGTGAGCTTGTGGATGTATTGGTAATCGTCTTGCCGCTAGTTACTCGAGAGCCTGTCGTGGGCGACAAGAAGCCGGAGTGATTAAATGCGGGCGTTGATTGCGCTTTTGCTGGCCGTTTTAACGGCCGGGACGGCCTTCGCGCAGGATATACAGTTCCGTGTGCGAGGCGGGCCGGCGTTGACTATCGAGGTTGCCGCGGATGATCAGCTATGGAAGGTCGTTGGTGATCAGGCGGTAGTGGCCGCGATTATAGACGGCCACCTACGATTAGAATTGTTTGATCTGCCGTTTAATCCGCGGCCTGATCCGCCGGGGCCAACGCCGCATCCGACGGGGCCAATGCGATTATATTGGATCGAAGAGACGTCGCGTCGTACGGCGGGGCAGGCGTCGGCGATTATGGATGCAGAAGTCCGCAAGGCGCTGGCCGCGGCGAAGTGGACGATGCGGGTTGCCGATGTGGATATTGTTGATGAGACGGGCGCGGCGCCGGCGGATTTGCAACCGTATATTCAAGACGCGCGAATTAAAGGATTGCCGAGGCTGTATGTAGTAGATGCGGCCGGCGCCGAAGTGTACGCTGGCGGTGCGCCTGCGAGTGTACAGGCGTTCCGCGATGTTCTAACGAAG